AAAATGATTGGTCTAATATTTTATTATATACCTCAGTTAAAGAGTATTCGCCGTTATTTTCAAAAGGGATAACTTCAGGTTTTGAAACTCCTGAAGTTTTTTTCAACATTTCAATAAATGTTGGATCTATTTTTTTTGTTGAGAACCCTATTGTTATCATAAACCTGTACTACCAAATCCTTTATCGTTTCTATCTTTTTCTTTTATTTCTTCAACCTTAACTAAATTAACCCACTTTCCATTTACTACAGGACAAAGAACTGCTTGTGCTATTTTTTGACCCTTTTCTATTTTAATTCTTTCATTAGTAGTATTAAATATGATAACTTTAATTTCTCCCTGATATCCGCTATCAACAGTACCTGGTGAGTTTAAAACCATAAGTCCTTGATTTAGTACCAATCCACTTTTACTTCTAACCTGTATTTCATAATTTTCAGGTATGTCAAATCTTAATCCTGTTGGTACTAATAACCTACTATTTGCCTGAACCCATAATTCTTCTGTCGATCTTAAATCAAAACCAGAGTCAGACTCATATGCGTATTCGGGCTCTTTATTATCCGTATCGTTCACATATTCAACAGATATTTTGTTAATAACATTTTGTGTCAAACTTTCATTGAAGTGTTTTTCAATTTCATCCATATCAATTCCTAGCGAATCTAAGAATGATTGTGGGTCTGACATATTTACTTCGGAAACTTTTCCTTGTAAATCTTTTAACATTTTTAATTCTTGGTTTAACTTTTTATATTCTTCGTGCATTATTTTAATTCTTTTAATTTTTTTATAAATTCTATCAAAACATTTACATCTTTTTCACAATACTCCGAAATTTCTTGTAACCTATTATCATTCCAATACGCTTCGTGTACCATACCACCATTTATTTCTCCGTCTTTAGGTGTTGGTATATCTAAGGTTGCACAAACTAAATCTAATGATCCAATTACAGAATAAGCTCCGTACTGCCAAATTTCTTTTGTGTCAATTGCTTTTACTTCCCAAGGTTTAGTATCATATGAAGGAAGAATTTTAGATGGTTTAATACCGTTAATTATCATTCTTTTTGCCATCATAGGTATGTCAAAGTTTTTAAGATTGTGACCACAAAGATAAAAATCTAAGTTATGACATCTATCAAGAAGGTTTCTAACTTGTATTAATAATTCTTTTTCGTCATCACCTGAAAATGTTTGTTTTTTTATTTCACCATTTTCCATAACAAAAGCCATCGACACACAGACAATTTTTGCAAACTCAGGAACAAGTGCCGAACGTTTAAAATAAACATCATTCATTTTTTGTAGATCATCTTCCAAACTATCTGTTTCGTAGTTATCTTCAGGAAATCTTTTTAAGAACCAATCAAAGTATTTAACAAATTGTTCTGCTATTTTTGGGTTACTCTCTTGACATGATGACCAATCTTTACAAAGACCAACCGTCTCTATGTCCAAGAATAAAATTTTTGTAATAGGTATGTTTATCATTTTATTAAGGATTTATATAATTGTGCACGGTCAGCCGTGACTTTATTTAAGTCGTATGTGTCTTTAACTGTTTCATATAATCTTTGTCCTAAATCATAAGCCCAATTAGGGTTATCAATTAATTTTTTCATATACTTAGACCAATCCCCATTTCTTACCTCATCAACTAAAAGAGCATTACCATCAACAAAATTACCATTTTGTAATGAATGTTTCAAGTCGATAGTATACGGACCAACATTTGATGCAATAATTGTCTTTTTATAGAAACCTGCCTCAATTACTTTCAATTGTGATTTAACTCTGTTAAAGATATGGTTTTTAATTGGCGCTAATGACACATCAAACCATTTGTAATTACCTGCATAACTTGTTACAGGTTTTGTCCAAACACGATTGTAAAAAGGTAAAACATCCGAATTATAATCTTCTTCTTTAAATTTCATTAAAAACTCTTTGTGTTTATCATCAACCATTCTATAATTGTCTGTGAAAATTTCTTCATAACGAGCCCAAACCGTTTCTTCAGGTTTAATTGGTCTTTGTTTTTGTTCCCCTGTTTCTTTATTAATTTCAGTAACGGTACCTCTAATATCAAACCCACAAAGATACATACTAAATTGATCTTTATATGGTTTAAGTTTATTTATTGTTCCATCTAATAATTTTAAATCATGTAAGTGTGATGACCCACCTAACCATCCAAAACGTAATTTATCTGATTTTAAAGTTTCTTGTTGAAACTGAGGTTCATTTGGGTTAATGGCGTTTGGTAACACATAAACATTTTTATTAAGTTTTGAAATCTCTGTTGCAAATATTGATGTTGTTGTCGTTACATGTTTTGCAACTTTAAGGTTTGCCATTATTTTTTGATGTAATTTGTTTTGCACAACTAATTGATGTACAGGATGTTCTTTTGTTGGTAACCAATAATCATCTAAATCCATTATAGTTATAATTCCCATATCGTTGAGACGTTGAATAAGAATTGGTGCTTGATTATAGTCTTGACCTATAGTTCTATGAAAATGAACAATATCGTATTGCTTCCAATAATTCATATCATTAATTTTCGTGTCGTAGTCAATGTCTACATGGAAATCTTCTCCATGATTATTTTGTAACATAACGTGGGGGTCCACACTTCTAAATTTACCTTAACCAACTCCGGTACGATCGCTAGGGACTACTAACACCCTAATTTTTCTGCGAACGTCCGGAGTATATTTACTCTCTTGTGTCATATTTTTTTATAATTTGTTTTATAAGTTTTGGATTTTCTTTTAGATGTGGTTCCCAAACTACTTCCAAATTATAACCATTTTTTATAATTAAGTCAATCTTGTCCTTATCATTATCCCATAATTCTTGTGCTGTTTTTTGTTTTACCTGATGAAAATAATCTGATTTATATTTTTTGGATTACAATGCCAGTAATCTCCATTATATTCAATTATTAAATTTAATTTAGGTATGTATATGTCACATATTTTAGTATCTATTTTTAATGAGTGTTTTACATCATAACCTATTTTTTTTATTTCTAAAACTATATCTTTTTCTTTTTTTGATCTTACAACAGATTTTATTTTTCTAATTTTTTTATTTTTGTTACTTTTCCGATAAACAAATGCTGACCGACTTTGAATTGTATTGTTTCATTTGTGTTTTGTGTTGATTCAACAATCATTCCAGCATCTTTAAACTCTTCTCTAACAACATCTCTCACAGTGTCTCTAACAACATCTCTAATTATATTTTTAATTTCAGACATGTTTATATTAGATGATGTTTGTGTTTCTGTAATTTTCTGTTTTGGTATTTGTTTATTAGGTATTTCTGATGTTTTTTCTTTTTTCATTAATCTTGTTGCCCCCTCGATAACCTCATTTGATAGAACAGTGCCGCCACCCATTGAACTTGGTTGTACTATTGGTTGCTCAATCATTAATCTTTTTATCTCATCAGGTAATTTTGAATTCATTATTCTTTCCCGTTCTAAGGGTTGTGAAGGATCGTGGTAAGTTTTGGGTGATGAATTTTCTGTTAAAAATTCTTCAGGTAAATTATAAGTCGCATTGAACGGTTGAAACTCCTCAATTGATGATGTCATCGGTCTTGAGTCACCCCTTCTAATTTCACCATGTTTTTCCATTATTTTTTTTGATACTGCCAATCTTTGCATCAAATCTTGTTCATTTGTCATATTATGTTAAATTATCAACGTTATCGAATTTCGCATTTATTAAAACTCTCTCCATGGACCTATCACCATTAGGGTTATAATTAGGCCTCATGTCAATAAAATTATCCATTGTTGGTTGGTATGTAAATATTTTATCTAATCTAAATAGCCTCCAACCTGGTAAAAAGTTTCCTTTATTTTTTGCACTCCAAGAAGATCCCTCGGATTCCCAAGCCCTAAGAACTAAATTTCCTTTTTTACTGTAACCTAAACACAAAGGTTCAATTGTTCTATAACCCTTACCACCATTATCATTTCCATCGTAGTAAATAACAATTATCTTTTTTTTCTTAATAGAGTCTTGAACATCACCCAAAGATGCCGCTTCAGTAACTAATTTTTTTAAACTATCTAGTAGTCTCATTTAACGGTATAGTATGGGTTGTTTGGTGAATATTTATTACCTTTTAGATCGTCTTTTCTTTCTGCTCTATCAACACTTGATCCTGCATTTTGATTATATACGTCTAAAAATACTCCCGTACCCTTTCCATTTGCATCACCATCAGCGATTGCGTTTGGATGTACTGATGAATATTGGTCGGTTGGTTTATAGTCATTTCTTGGAAATAATCTTTTTCTTTGTTCTTCTGCAATTTTTGATAAATTATTATCCGGTTGCGAAAAATCTAATTTGTCTGATTGTACTGGCATTATAATATTTTTATTAGTTTATTTATTCTTTTTATTTCTTCTTTTACTGATAATTGATCTGCTGTGGTTGAATGGGTGTCCGCCAAATTAAAACTATTTTTTTCATGTGAATCTAAATATTGGTTTTGCATTCCAGCGTCTGATTTATGTTTTTTACTTGAGTCATCATTATCTCTCCAAACCCTTAATACCTCATCACACCAATTTTTCATTCTATCACCACCATTTAATATGAAAGGAGCGTCTTCTTTTTTACCCCCATAACCATCAAACCAATTTTTAATTCTTTTGATTTGTTGGTATGTCACATAACCACTATCATTTATTTCTTTATTTCTGTTATATCCCTCAGTATTACTATCGGCATCAACAGAACTAAAACATTGTTTCAAATGTTTTAATAAATCATCAGGTAGTTTCGCCTTTCTATCATATAGATTCTTGTTCACTTGACAACATATTAATTAATTGTTTAGTTGAAATGCCGGCATTACCTGCCATTTTTTTCAATGACATGATATTTCTCTTAATAATTTTTACTTGTGAATCGTTGTCGGTTTTTTTATCACGGTTCAATATTATATCTTCAATTATTTCATCAGTTTCATCTATATCTTTTTCTTTCAAAATTAACCTATCAATAAATCCTTTTTTATTTTTAATTGCTTTTGGTGTTCTTTTGTGTAATTTAGGTTTTTTTCCTTGTTGTACCGTCCTTTCAATTGCTGAGTCTTTGTCCAAACCTAACTTTTTTTTAAAATACTCAACAGTTTCATCATAGTCCATAAACAAAGTATCATGATAACCGAACGCCCTTTCCATGTCGCTTTCATCCACCTTTCCTTCTCCATAATATCCGTACCAACCTCTTAATAGTGGGTCTCTTGGATTTCTCGATTGTTGAACTGTTTTATCGGTAAATGTCGAACCTTGCAAACTTGATGCCGGATCTAAAATAGGAATTGATGAACTTAACCAAGTACCGTCATCATCAATCAATTCTGTTACCTCTTCTTCTTTACCTTTAGTTTCTTTTTTTGTTTTTTCTTTAAAGGTTTTCATATCTTTACACGGCATGTATTTTCTTTTTCCATCTTCGTTGTGATAATGAGATCCCGAACACCCTAAAGATTTTGCAACCCTTTCTGCTCTTTCCTTTGTTGAATATTTATATGTTTTCATTCAGTCTTTTACCTATAAATACCGCGATTAAACTATTTATCATAAAAAAGAATGCCAAGTCAAAATATTAATTCTTATTATTATCCAAAATACTCCACAAAATTAAATTATGGTCAATATTTTGACCTTACTTTGGCCTCAGATGAAAAAGACTATGACAAAGAAGTTGTATTCTCAACTGAAGTGATTGGAAAAAATGATGGCAACAGATTACCTATAACTATAGAATTAGACAATTCTGGAAACACTTTACAATCAAATATTACTTTTGGTAATTATGTTTCAAACAATACTTTAATTTCTTCCAATTTTTATAATCCAAAAAATTTAGATTATAGTTGTTATACTGCGTATACAGGAATTTGTGATGTAGGTTTGGTTGGTACTGACAACGGTTTATTTACAGGGCTTACTGGTCAAACTTTATATTATATCAAAGGGATTAATAATACATATAAATTTAATCCACATTATAGGGATAGTAGATTCAAAATGCACCCTGTGAGAAGTTTGGTTAATTCACCAAACATAAGTTTTTCAGGAAGACCGAAAGAAACTGTTTATAATATTGTATCAAAAAGTGCGTCAACGGTTGGATATTACCAAGAATTATATGGAGGATTTTATCAAGGTTTTTATAAATTAAATGGTTACGACTACGAAGTATTCCCAGAAAGAGTGAATAAGGGTTGGTCTGCCGAAATGGTTTTAAAACCAAGAATAACTGATGAGTATTTTATTAATAGTACAACACAAGAATACTTAAATGACAAATATCCTTCTAATGCTGGAACATTTTTTTATTTTGGTACAAGAGCAGAAAATAAATTTTATCATAATGCAAGTGGGTCACCTGCAAGTAATACAGGTTATACAAGAAATACAAAAGATTTAACTTGTATTGAGACTTGTGGATGTTCAAATACGGGCATTACAAATTCAGATTGTATAAAAGTTTACCCAAGTAGTGGATTTACAACAATACATAACACCGGATGTAATTGTGGTTGTGCAAGTACAGAAAACGTTCCTTTACCTGAAACCGATCCAAAGTTTGATGTTTTATCAAATGCAATATCATTAAGATTTGACGGTTGTGCTTTGAATCCTCGTATTGGTATTAAGTACATAAAAATTACAGGTGATTGTGTTACAACAGGAACTTGTGAAACAACAGGTGTGACATTTCAAACAGGATACACAATAACAGAAGTTTTATCAGATCCAATATATGATATTTGTGGTTTACAGTGTGGTGATACCGATAAAGAAAGGTGGGTAATGATAAGTGCGGTATTCGAAAGGTATAAAATAATAGAGGAATGTGATTTATTAAATTTAGGGGGATTAAATGATTTAAGAGTTGTTACAACGCAATCATCAATAGATGGTCAGTCAGTCAATTTAATTTCACCACCTGAGACACATTTTGGTTCTACACCCGAAAGAAAAATACATGAAATACGTTTTGATAAAAAATGGTTCGATGATTTGGACTATAGATTAGGAACGTTAAAACTTTATGTTAATGGATATTTGTTTTTAGTAATTGAAGATTTCGAAGAAATTATTCCAAGAGAATTAAACACAGAAAAAGAAAAACAAGTAGGTGTTCCCTTCAACCTATCATTTGGTGGAGGTACGCAAGGGTTACACGATCATTTAATTTTTTCAGGTTGTTCATTACCAAATGGTCCTTACACACAAGATCCTGAACTTTTTCCAAATAATATTTTATCGGCAACTACTTTATCAGGACTTCCAACAAATATACTTTTAGAACAAAATTTTGGTGGAACATTTATGGGTGGTATATCTCAATTTAGAATGTATGTTGAACCATTAGGGTCTCCACAAGTACAACATAATTTTAGAGTGTTAAAAAATAAATTTAATCTTTTAGATTTTTGGTGTCCTGATTGTCTTGTCACGAATGGATATTTACCTGAAGGTTACGTTGATGAGTTCTATTTTGAATAAACATTATATTTATAAAATAAAAAATGCCATTAGTTACAAGAATATTACCTCCTGACGCAAAAAACGCCAAACTGACATTCCAAGAAATGGATAATAATTTATATTATCTACAAAGTCTGGGGGTTAGCGGGCTTACTTTTTCTGCAAATACGTTAACAATAACAAACCCAACAGGGGGTACAAAATCTGTTACAATAAATTCTGTAACAGGACTTACTGTAAATGGAAATTTAACTGTAACAGGAAATACATCTTTACAAGGATTGACAGCAACAACAATATCTGCAACTACAACAACCACGGATGATTTCATTTTTAAAACAACATACGTTCCAACAGGATCCACAGACCCAACAGGGTCTATTGGTTCGATGAGTTGGAGCGGCAATTCTTTTTATGTTAAAACAAATACCTCTTGGGTAAAATTTACGGGACTAACATCGTGGTAGGTTTAAAAAAAACACGTTCTTTAGAACCAACTATTTGTTTATACCACATACCTTTATCATCTAACCAAACATAAGGATCTTCAGGATTTTCAGTCCAACCATGTTTTGTGTAATATTCAAAATCTTTACGTAAAAGATTTGCTCTGTGAGACGAATGAAACTCTTCGTTACCCAACCAATGTGGCAAAACAAATTCACCTTCAATTGTCTCGTATTCCATGTTATTTTTAAATCCACGTTCTTTCCAAACATCAATACAATCGTTGTAGTATTGTCTAAGTGCATTTACATAGTCTTTCCACATGATAGAACAAGGGTGAGACACCCAACCTTTATATGGTTTACCATCTTTACGCAATCTACCTGTAATTGCTGAAATAATTTGATAAGCCTCAACACGCTGCTTACCTAAACGTTTGTTGTCTAATGACTCTAATGATTTTATAAAATCGGAATACGGAAGAAATGTTTGCATAATACAAATTTAAGTATATTTATTAATATCACAAAATATTTTATGAAAATGGCATATTAACAGGTCAAACAAATATAGAATCTTCAATAATATCGGCAACAACATATCAGAATTTACCCGTAACTGCAGATACGTTCACATCAGCATTCACATATTCAAATAACGTATTTACAATATCAAGAAATCAAGGTCAACCAAATTTAATAGCAACAATTAATACCGTAACAGGACTTACTGTAAATGGAAATTTAACTGTAACAGGAAATACATCTTTACAAGGATTGACAGCAACAACAATCAGTGCGACAACAATAAGTGCAACAACACTCTATGGTGATGGTTCTAATTTAACGGGAGTTAGTGGTGGAGGTTACACCTATGAAATTGGTGAGTATGTCCCATCACAAGGAGGAGTAATATTTCATAGATACTTAGATGGTGTAAATGAAAACTATCTAGTTGTTGATACCGCTGATTTGAACACATCATCTGTTTGGAGCAATGTAACTACTACGTTTATTGGTTCAACTGCTCAAAGCACATGGGATGGAAATTCAAATAGTAATGCAATAGTAGGACAAGGTGGATTTACAAGTGGAGCAGCTAAATTGTGTTTAGATTCAACTAATAATAGCAAAACAGACTGGTATTTACCGGCTATTGATGAGTTAAGTTTATTATGGCAAAACAGATTTAATGTAAATAGAACTTTATTTGGTAGTAGTAGTTATGGGGCAATTGAGGCAGCCACTCAAATTGATTATAATGCCTATTGGAGTAGTGCGGAGGACTCCAACAGCACTGCGTGGTACTTCAACTTCGTCAATGGGTTTGCCAGCAACGCCTCTAAGAGCTACACGGCCAATGTGCGTGCTGTAAGAAAATTTAGCTTACCTTAATTAAAATCAAATAAAAAATGTAAATATAATTTTTTATATATTACAAATATTTATAAAGTAAAAAATGGGAAGAATAATTCAACAAAATAATGGTAAAACCACAATTTACGTAACAGGAGAAGATTTTAATAAAACAAAAACAATTTCTTTAGGGGAAAACAAGAACTTTTTAATTTATTAAAAAAATAAATGGAATTTTTTATAAAACAAAATAGTAATTTACCCATTTTGAAAATGGATGTCGTAAGAGACGGGAGAACTGACTCTTGGAAAGACTTTTATTCTATACTTGATAATGCAACCATTAGGTTTTCTATGAAAAGTGAAAATGATGGAATTCAAAAAATATTCATGAGGCCAGCATATATAACAGAAAAAGAAAGAAGAAATCCCGACTCACCAAGAGAATATTATATCTACTACAAGTGGAGAGGAAAAGATACAGAAAAAAAAGGAAGATACATCGGAGAATTTTTAATTGAATTATCAAACGGAGAATTAATAGGACCAATTAGAGAAAATTTATATATCAATATTATTTGACATGGGTAAATTTTACTCTTATATTTAAAACGAAGGTAAATGTTACCAATGTGTAACAGCTAATATACCAAACTTAAAATATACAAATATGGTTCCACAAGAAGAAATTGAACGCTTCCTACATGGCGAAGACGACGAAAAATATATCGTAGCGTTAGAATACGATTACAAATCAGATAAAATATTTAAAGTAATTCAAGATCCAATCAAAGGTAAACTTCTTAGAATGGATACATTTGTTCCATTTGCTTGGGTTGGTGACTTACGTAGTAAGAATTTCTATAAAGGTAATAAAGACTTTCAAAAAAAGGCAATGTCTGAAAACGGCATCATTATAGAAAAATTAGAAGATCATGGAGATGAAAGATTAAAGACAGGACTTACCTTTTTTGTTAAGACCACAAAATCATATTCAAATCTTGTAAATTTTTTCAAGGGTGGAGGACTTGATCCATGGGGTAGAGATAACTCTGATTGTATAACAATACTATCACCAGTAGAACAATACCTAATACAAAAAAGTAAAAGACTATTTAAAGGGTTTGATGAATATGATGAAATACATAGGTTTGTATTCGATATCGAGACCACAGGTTTAGATCCAAATAAGTGTTCAATATTTCTAATTGGAATGAAAGACAATCGTGGTTTTATTAAATTATTATCCGCACAAAATGAAGATGAAGAACGACAAATGATCATTGAGTTCTTTGAAACAATTGATAAATTAAAACCTTCCCTTGTTGGTGGTTACAACTCGGCATTCTTTGACTTTCCTTTTATTTTAAGACGTGCAGAAATATTAAAACTTAACATTAAAAAGATTGCAAAAACTTTAAATCCTGATTATTCACTAAAACAAAAAGAAGGAATATTAAAGTTAGCAAATGAAATGGAACCTTACACACAAACTCAAATGTGGGGTTACAATATTATTGATATTGCACATGCGGTTCGTAGAGCACAGGCAATTAATTCAGACATCAAGAGTTGGTCTTTGAAGTACATTACAAAATTTATTGAAGCAGAAAAAGAAAATCGTGTTTATGTTGAAGGTGATAAGATTGGTAAAATATATTTTGATAACCATGAGTATTGGATGAACAAAGAAAATGGAAACTACAAAAAAGTAGGGTTTGATTCTAAAATAGATGAGATTTGTTCAAGAAGGGATGATGTATATTTTAAAACAAATGGTTCAAAAATAATTGAGAATTATCTTGATGATGACTTATATGAAACGATGATTGTTGACGAACAGTTTAATCAAGCAAACTTTTTGTTGTCTAAACTTGTACCAACAACATACGAAAGACTTTCAACTATGGGTACTGCAACTTTATGGAAAATGATTATGTGTGCTTGGTCATATAAACATAATTTAGCGATCCCAAGAAAACTCCCAAAAAGAAAATTTACAGGAGGTCTTTCAAGACTACTTCAAGTCGGTTATTCGAAGAACGTATTAAAACTTGACTACTCATCACTCTATCCTTCTATTCAGTTGGTTCATGATGTGTTTCCTAAATGTGACGTAACAGGTGCGATGAAAAGTATGTTAAAATACTTTAGGGACACTCGTATAAAATATAAAAACTTAGCAGGTGAATTTAAAAAAACGGATCCGAAACTTTCTGTCTCATACGACAGGAAACAGTTACCAATTAAAATCTTTATCAACGCCTTCTTTGGATCATTATCAGCACCTCAAGTCTTCCCTTGGGGTGATATGGACATGGGAGAACAGATTACGTGTACCGGTAGGCAATATCTACGACAGATGATTATGTACTTTATGAGTAAAGGTTATGTTCCTCTTGTAATGGACACGGATGGTGTAAACTTTGAAACACCTGATGATGTTGATACTCACCACTATATAGGTAAAGGTCTTAATGATTTAGTGGAAAAAGATAAAGGGTATTGGGGTTCTGAGGCTGATGTTGCAGAATACAATGATTTATTTTTAAGAAACGAAATGGGTCTTGATATTGATGGTCTTTGGCCTTCAACAATAAATGTGGCAAGAAAAAACTACGCACTTCTTACAGATAAAGGTAAGGTTAAACTTACAGGAAATACCATCAAATCTAAAAAATTACAAACGTATGTTGCAGAATTTTTGGACAAAGGGTTAAGAATGCTACTTGATGGTGAGGGGTCAGAATTTTTAGATTTCTACTATGAGTATGTAGAAAAACTTTTTAATAGACAAATACCATTATCTAAAATTGCAAATAAGGCACGTGTAAAACAATCCGTAGAAGATTACAGGGTACATGTTACTAAAAAAACAAAGGCAGGAAACTCTATGTCACGTCAAGCACATATGGAACTTTTGATACGTGCCGGTATTAGTCCAGGTTTAGGTGATACTGTTTATTATGTAAATAATGGTGAAAAGAAATCACATGGGGACGTTCAAAAAAAGACAAGAAAAATTAAATCAACGAAAGAAGAAGTTTCTCTTTATGAAACAAATAATGGTAAACCTTTACCTATTGAGTATGAAGATGATATAGTTTTGAACTGTTATCTAATTAATGAGCAAGATATAGAAAAAACTCCTGACTTACTTGGTGAATACAATATTGCAAGATACATGGCCGCCTTTAACAAGAGAATCGAACCATTACTTGTTGTTTTTAAACCTGAAATTAGAGATGAGATATTAATTGAAGATCCAATAGATAGACCAATATTTACTAAAGCACAAACTGAATTAGATAGAGGCACACCTAAAAAAGAAAAAGACCAAGATAAATTAGATGAGGTTTTAACTTTATCGGATATGGAATTAGAATTTTGGCAATCAACAGGTATCGACCCTTATTATATGTATTTAGAAAATACTTTAGAATTAGTTGATAACGAATATGTAGAAAAAAATAATATTCTTATGAAGACTAGAGTTAAAAAAGTTAAAATAGATAATGAAGAAATATATGAATTTGATGAAGATGGGGATTTAATGTCTTTAGTATTTGACTAAGAATTTTTTAAACCATCTGAAGATAAGATATACCAACCACCATTTACGTATTTAAACTCAACACAAGAACCTTTACCTAACTCAACTTCACTAAATTCATCATCTATTAATCTGTTGGTCTTTACGATTGTATTAGTTAAAGATTTTATAACTACATGGTCACTTGTGTTTTCATTAAGTATTACTTCACAATTTGATATTCCTTTTGTTATTATAACATATTCACCATTTACTTCATATGTTGAATTTGAAACTATTGCAGAATCTGAAGTCTCAATTAAATTACCATTTATTATTCTTTGTGATGATACGGTTCTAAAAACTGCCATGAAAAATTATATAATATTATACGGACTTGTAAATGGTCTAAATTTAAGTGCCTTATTCATATTTTCAGCCATTGCTCCTTTTATCTCCCACTGTTTTTCGGGTCTTAATCTTTCGAGTCTTGTTTTCAATTCTTCCCACAAAATTGTTTTTTCATCTTTTGCTTCGGTATTCAAACTCTGCCATTCTAAAGTCAATTCACTATCAGGTGTTTTCAAATTACCGCCATATTTACCTCTAACTTTCGCTAATGTTTCTTTACAATATGCAGTAAACCACCTTCTAACCCAAGTTTGTGCGGGACTATTTAATTCGTCCCATCTTGTTTCGTCTATTGGAATATCGGAAGGTAATCTAACAACATCAGGATTTTTCGCTAAACAGTCCTCTCTATCAAAAGTATCGTAATACCAATACCAAACTTTGTAGTCATTTCTTTTCATGTTTCCAAAGTCAAATTTACCACCAGGTACGTTATATAAATGTATTGCCTTTTTACCTTCAGGAAGTGCTGTTATTCTATATGTTAAATCTCCAGTTATAATTCTTCTTTTCATTTGTATGTCTTGCATTCTTAAAAGAATATCAAACGCTGGTGTAATAAAATAATTTCCTGTTGTCCCCATTTGTGAAAAACCGGCACCACCACCAAGACCAATACCTCCGAATCCACCAAAACCACCCATAAACGGGTCAAAGTAGGCCGCGTCAAGTTCTGAACGTGCAAACCATAAAAGTTCATTCACTTCTCTACCCGCAGGTATTTCATAAATTTGTTGGTTTGGTATTAAATCAATATAATCTTTTTGTAGTACGTAATCACCGCCGGCTTGTAATCCAACAATTTTTGAGTAGGCATACGTATATTGAGTTTCCCAATCCAAACTTCTTGTAATAAACGCCTTTGTTAGTGATTGTTCGTCAAGATTTAAACCATAAAGAGATGACCACTGAGTTTCAATTAACCAATCATTAACATGTTGTGAATAGTCCTGAATTGACAACTCTAAAAGTGAGTCCATCATTTCATCTTCCAATTCAACACCTCTTAATGGTGCACCCAAAAGATTTCTAATTCTTTTATATAATTTACTTCTATGTGGTTCTGAAATAATTGATGTAGACATAAGAATATTTTTTATATAAATATCTTATCATTGTGCTTTGTTTCTTTCTATTTGTGTTGTGTAAAGATCTGTAACAAAATGCCAATTAACGACTTTCCAAAAATTGTGAATATATCGGTCCCTTTCGTTTTTATATTTTAGATAATATGCATGTTCCCATAAATCTAACCCAAGTAAAGGATAAGATTTATTTTTACCACTCATCATTAGAGGGTTGTCTTGATTTGGGGTCGTTACGATTTTTAATCTATTTGCTTTAGTTAGTACTAACCAAACCCAACCAGAACCAAATTTTGATTTTGCTTCCTCCTCAAATTTTTCTTTAAATTTATCAAATGACCCAAATATTGATTCTAATTTATAAAGTAATGGGTTTTCTAATTTGGTTTTTTTTGGTGACAACATTTTCCAAAAAAGTGCGTGATTAAAAGCACCACCACCGTTATTTCTAACTTTATTATTGAATTTAGAAATACCTGATATTATCTCCTCTAAATCTAAATCTTTACCTTTTATTTTTTCTAACTCACCATTTAACTTTTCAACATACCCTTTGTAGTGTTTTGTGTAGTGGGTCTTCATTGTTTCAGAATCGATAAAATCTTCTAATTCATCGAATTCGTATGGTAATTTTTCAATAGATATTTTTTTTATTTCAGAAATAATTTGTGTATTATTAAAAGATTCTACTTGTAGTAATAATTCTAAATTATTAATTTGTTCGGTAAACATTTTATATATTCTCGGTAATAAAGACTTATTACTTTTTTCAAATTTTTTCATAATTTCACCAGCAATTGCGTTTGCATCATCCTCATTTTTACCTCCGATGTTAGGTCCTTTTTTTCTTTTTTGTACCGTCCTTTGATATTCGTGTGACCACTCGTGAGCTAAAGTCCTAAGTATGTCTCTATTTAATCTATCTTTTATTAAAATTTTAAGCTTGTGTTTGTCAGTCCTACTACCGGTAGTCATTTTACCAGTTCTTTTGGTCATAAAATCAATAACAATATCTTCTTTAAGAGGATATTCCTTTTTTAAAAAATCAATAAATTTTTCTACTAATTTTTTTTGTTCTTTTGATATTCCATCAGGGTAAATAATTTCTATGTCCATAATATATAAATATCACCTCTTATGAGAAATCATATTTAACACTTCTTCAATAGCAGATGCGTCTTCCATAAGACCATCACCCATCACAGTAGATATTATTTTTTTCTTTCTATTAAGGATATCATATATAACACCTTCTATTGTGTTTTCAAAAAGTGGGTAGTAAACTGATGTTGAATTTTTTTGACCAATTCTATGTGATCTGTCTTCTGCTTGTGCGTGTTCTGCAGGCACAAACGATAAGTCATTCATAATAACGGCCTCCGCTGAGGTTAAAGTAATACCAACACCTGCAGCCTTTAAGTTCCCAACGAAAACTTTAATCTTGTCGTTTTCTTGAAAATCGTCCACCGCCTTTTGACGATGAGGTTTTGAACATGAACCATCTAAATAAACCGCTTGTTTTCCAAAATGTTCATATATTGTTTTTAAAGTGTCGGTGAAGTTTGTAAATATGATTACTTTTTTTCCTTGCTCTATAATGTTTTCTGCTAACTCAATAGTGTTTTTTACTTTTTCTTCAGCAATCACTTTTCTAACTTTCATTAGTTTTCCAAACTGAATTGTTAAAGATGATGACTCTTCTGAGTTGTTATCATACCAATTAAAATATTCACCCATAAGTTCTTCATAGTCTTTAGATTTTAATCTTAAATAAACGGGTGTTATAATTTTATCAGGTAAATCTAAAACATCTTCTTTTAATCTTCTTAAAATATGTGTTTGAGTTCTTTCTCTTAATTCATCTAAATTTGATGCTCCCGTTACATTCCAAACTTTTCTTTTTCCAACACTAAATTGGAATCCATTACAATATCTTCTTGCGTAAGCCATCCAATTTGCAGCAACAGGACTTTCAACTAAACTTAAAAGATTATAATAATTCATTGGTCTTGATGTCATTGGAGTCCCTGTCAATAACCAAACTCTTTCAACTTTACCACATAAATTATTTACAATCTTTGTTCTTTGTGCTTGTGGATTCGATATCATATGTGCTTCATCCATAATAACCAAATCAAAATTTGAATTTAAAATTGTGGATTCTTCTTTCTTTTTTGGGTCGTGAAAGTTTTTTAATATGTCATAGTTAATTATAACAAAATCAGATTCACTTGAAAATTTTTTACCTTCTGCAATATATACGGTTCTATCTGAATAATTTTCAATTTCACGTTGCCAATTTATTTTTAAAGATGCCGGACATATAATTAAAATCTTTTTAGCCCCGGTTTCAAGTGCAGATATAATTGTTGAGGTTGTATTATGGGTTACAATACAATGTTCTGTGACGTATAATTTATCTGGTGAATCAACAGAAATACAAACACTATCTTCAAAACCAACTTTTTCAATATTTTTAATATATCTACCAGTTGGGTATTTTGTTGGTTCAACATACCTTTCGGCCTTTCGTTTTAATCTAAATGGGTTCATACCCTTCGGTAATTTAATATTAACCCTATATACTAACTTACCTTTCTTTTTTTCACCATTATGTGTATATGTTGGGATACGAGTTTTGACTCTAGCAATACCACCTAATGTTTGAACAATCTCAACAACATCATCACATAGTTGTTTTGATACAGTACAAAATTCAGTCCCTAAAAACTTCCCACTTCCATTAAACATACAATGTCCATCAGTATCCATTAATCCTTGTAGAATTGCTAACCTATTTTCAATTGATGAATATTTGTATATTTCTGGAATAAATTTAGTTTGAGACCGCGTATGTTCAATACCTAAATCATACAATGAAGTACCAACATTAATACCCCCACCCCTTTGATTAATCCTTGTTTTATGTTCATTCAATGGAAATGACTCAAACATATCGTCATAATCATCTTTATGTACCGAAAATCTAATGTTTTTTTGTCTGAACGAACCGTCACCTAATCCAAGACCTAATAAATAAGAATCTATCGGAAGAATATCATCCCGTTCAAATTGAATTGGATCAACGATTGGAATTTGCCATTTATTGTTACCGTTCGATGATTTATAATAAGTTTCAATTTCATATTCCCTAGCTTTATTGTAGTCATTACCTTTAACTTTAATTTTACCACCCTCAAACATTTGTTTGGTTGATAATACTATGGTTTTTTTTCGTCTTTCGTTTTTTCTATTTTTACCATAATTTGGTGATGATACAGACCATAAATGATATCCGTCTGTTTTTATTTTAACACCATCATTAAAGGTGATTTCATAAATGTCCTGTTCAGGTTGGGGGTAAACACCTGTAACTTTATATGTTGCACCATCGCTACCGATTATTTCATCACCGACTAAAGTATTTCCAATTTTTTTAGTCCCATAAGGTGTGTAGATAATTGTCGACTTCAATAGACCTTTCCCCAATCCCATATCGTCAGCTAAAATAAACTTTTTGTTTCTAACAAGTTTTTCAATAGCCTCTTTTTGATGAACCATCGGTGCCCTGTGATCGTATTTTGAATATTCAATCACAACATTTTTAACTTCATTATCTTTTATAAGTGCTGTTTTTGGAATCCAAAAATCATGTAAAGTTTCACCACTAAATATTTTACCCCAAATGTGATATGATTTATCTTTTTCAACTAATAACTTTTCAACGTATATTTCTGACGGTTCCTTCGTATACATTTTATCTTCCATCATTTTTTTTCCAAAGTATGAATCGAGTTTTACCCATTTTTTTGCAACCTTTGGTGTTCGTCCGTGAAAGTTAATTATGTATTCTGCTTGAGATCTTGTTGGTGTAAATGATTTACTATTTTGTTTTTTGTGTTTTAATCCTAAGATATAGTTATTTAATCCTACATAATCATCTAACATTTGAAGGGCTCTTGTTTCGAGAGTTTTTGAAATTAATTCTTCCATTATATTATAAATAAAAATAGTAAATAATATAAAAAAAACAACTTTTTTTTTTAATGATATATTTATCAAATGAATTAAACTTGTAAAAATTAAAAAATGAAAAGAAAAATAGGACTTTCAGAATCAGATCTTTATAGAATTGTTAACCGTGTCATATATGAACAAGATAAGGACGAAAAGGATATTGAGGATGACGAAGATATTGATTATGATGACGAAGATATTGATGATGAAAACATGTCAAAATATACTGAGGATGAAATAGAAGATAAACAAGACGAATGTAGTAATTTAATAGATATGTTGGAATCATTAGTCGAAGATTTAAAATCAATGGAAAATAATGAAGACATTTTTGACTTACTTTCAATGAAAGTTGGAGAAATAGAAGAGGCCTGTTTATTATTAAATGATTTTGTTGACGGAATAGAATCAAACCCTTTTGGTATTTGAATAAACAAATAAAAATTAAAGACCCACTATATGTGGGTTTTTTTGTTTATTGATATTTATTTTATATGTCACAGAATAAAGTTCCAATTACAAGATTAAATAAGTTTTTTTCTGAAGAAGACTTCAATTTAGAAATTGAAATGGGTATGGAATGGCAAATGGGTGATATGAATTTCACGGTCGTTTTATATAGGGTTGATAAAGAAAGAACAAATAATGATGACGTGTATGGTGAAGCAATGAGTGACGGAATACAATTTTTGGCTCCAATTGAAGTAAAAGGTTTAGTTAAAATTGAGGCACCTGCAAATTCTGATTATGGGTCTTCCAAATTATCTCAACTTGAACCTGGTAATATGACATTTAGTGTTTATCAATCACATTTAGATCAATTGGCTATTGAAATATCTTTGGGTGATTATTTGGCTTATTACGAAACAGAAGATAGGGTAAGGTATTATTCGGTGGTAAATGACGGACGAGTTAATTCAGATATGAAACATACTTATGGTGGTTATAAAAAATACTATAGAACAATAATAGCAGCACCTGTAACTAACAACGAATTTAACGGATTATAAAATGGCATTACCTAAAAAAGTAAAAAAATATTTACCATTAATACCTACTAAGGTTGGTAATGAAAGAAGACAACAAATGTTGGATGATATTACCGACAATGGTACTTACTTACCGAAAAGTGTTTTACATGCCGACATGGATGGAGGGGTTTTAGATTTTGTTAAAAATAACCTAAAGTTAGTTGTTGACGGTAAAACAGTACCAACAGTTAATAAAATAATAACAACACAAAGTTGGGCTCAGTTTAATGAAACATGGGAGTTTCAAGATTTAGATAAAAACGTTTCTTTACCGTTTATTATAACAGTTAGAAAACCTGAAGTTAAATATGGTAAATTAGGCGGGAACAACCTTTTTCAAAATATTCCAGAAAGACTTAGATTTAATTATTTTACCGTTCCCAATTGGGACGGTCAAAGAAAAGGTGCGGATGTTTATAAAGTACCACAACCAATACCTGTTGATATTGTATATAGTGTTAAGATATTTTGTAATAGAATGCGTGAGATCAATGAGTTCAACAAATTAATTTTACAAAATTTCACATCCAAACAAGCTTACATTCAAATTAATGGTCATTATATGCCACTTGTGGTAGCGGACCCATCTGACGACTCACCTAAAGAAATTGAAAAAAGAAAATACTATATAATGAGTTATGAATTCACCTTGAATGGGTTTCTAATTGATGATAAAGAATTTCAAGTTTCTCCTGCGATTTCGAGACAAGTTTCCCTTTTTGAGTTTGAGACATCAAAAAAATCAAAGAGAGTTAGAATAGAACCACCGAGACCAAACTCATTCGATTTAGATTTTAATTTTGTTTCAGGAAATACCCAACTAAATGAAGTTTTTAGATATACGGTAGATTTAAATGTGAGTAATACGACCAACATCAGTTCTTATTCTGTTTACATCAATTCAAATTATGTTGGTGACGATTTAACAAAAATACAAATAACAGACGGAGATACTCTTGTTGTTAATGTTATAAAATTTGATAATACAAAAGCGTCTTTGATAAAAACAAATGCGGTTTTAGTTTAACTACTCTCCGTAAATATCTTTTTCTTTTTTACAAGTCTTAATAATTAATTTTTCTAAAAACTTATAAAGCTTCAAACCATTTTCCTCACAATAGTTTTTTAGTAAAGTATGTGTTTCTTCTGAAATCTTTATATTTTTTATTTTTTTCATATTCATAAATATTTTAATAGGTAGAAAAAAGGTAGAATTTTTTCATACTATTAAAAAATGATGGACTTTTTTATATGTTTTTTGCTTTTTTTGATTGTATTTATATATAAAATAAATCTTTAATTAAACTATAAAAATGGCATCTTCTACAAAAGTATTCGTTTCTGCAGGGGTCTATACCTCAGAAAGGGACTTAACTTTCGTTGCACAAAGTGTTGGTGTAACTACTTTAGGCTTAGTTGGTGAGACTTTACAAGGGCCAGCCTTCGAACCTATTTTCATAACAAATTTTGATGAGTTTCAAGTTTATTTTGGGGGAACAAGTCCTGAAAAATTTGTAAACACACAAATTCCAAAATATGAATTGGCTTATATTTCGAATTCATATTTACAACAATCAAATCAACTTTTTGTAACAAGGGTATTAGGTTTATCGGGTTACGATGCAGGACCATCTTGGTCTATTGTAACTGCAGGTAATGTTGACCCTTCTACTGTATCAGTAACAGGTACATCAGGACCTAGTTACGTATTTTTTACAGGTACAACTGGTAATAGTACTAATGTTACTATAACATCTATTTCTTCATTACCTTCAAATTTACAAAATGATTTTTACAATTCTTATACAACATTTAATGGAGGAACATCAAGTATAAGTGATGACTTTAAAGATTATATTTCAGATCAAATAGGTCTTTATTCTACATCATCTGCATTATCAGGTAAGACTTCTTATTTTTGGGGAGCGGTTAGTTCGTCGACAATTAATTCAGTAACAGGTTCACCTTTTAATACCACAGCAACTACTGAAACTTTTGGGGTAAGCTCAATTAATCAAGCTAATATTGATTTTTCATCAACAATTAATGATCCTTGGTTTTATGCAACCTTCGATTATTACCAAGGCACTAATGACATTAATGGTTATATAGGTTAAGGTTTTGGTTCTTCTTTGGACTCAATTTCAGCAATCTCTGCTTCAGTTTATTCTGGTTCTATGGCCGTTTATGTTACAAACTATTCAGGTTCACCATATACTGAATACGATGATTTAATTGTTGCGACTTTAAGATCAAGAGGTATTACCAATTTTTCGAGCACACAACACGGTCCTTTATTTCAAGTTTCAGGAACATCTGACGTAACAATTGATTGTTCAGGAAATTATTCAGGAGTTACTAAAAACCCTTATGAAACGTTTGTTATTTCTGGTATAACAAAAGACAACGAAACATTTAGTTTTGAAACTTCATTAGGTACCACCGACACACAATACATTTCAAAAGTATTTGGTAGAAGTAATTTTGGTAAAGATAGAACTGAAGTGCCTTTATTTGTTGAAGAAGTTTATTCAAGTTTATTACAAACAGGTTATAGAGATGGTAAAATTAGAGGACTTTATTGTGATTTAGTAAGTTTACCAGGAGTAACTGATGAAACTAATTTTGCTTATTATGATTCTTTAGGATTTTATTTAGAACAATATCAAACACCTGAAACACCTTATATGGTTTCAGAATTAAGAGGTAATAAAGTTTATAAATTATTTAAATTTAAACTTATCTCTGATGGTAATGCAGCCAACAGACTTGTTAAAATGTCAATTGGTAACATTTCATTTGCTAATGGTACATTTGATGTCTTCATTAGAGATTTTTATGACAATGACCAAAATGTAAGAGTAGTTGAAAGTTTCACTAACTGTTCAATGGATCCTAATCAAAACAACTATGTTGCTAACAAAATTGGTACATCTAATGGTGAGTACCAAGTTAAATCGAAATATGTAATGTTGGAAATGAGCGACGAGGCACCAACAGATGCGTTACCATGTGGATTTGAGGGATATATCTCAAGAGAATACGCAAACGCAACACCACCATTTGTTGTATATAAAACAAGATATTTACAACCAGGTGACGTTATCTATAATCCTCCTTTTGGTTCATCATCAGGTGGAGACAATCAAGTAATCTCAAGTGGTGAAAACCCAAGAAAGGCTTATTTAGGTATTTCTAATATTGCTGGTATTGATTATGACTTTTTTGAATATAAAGGAAAACAATTACCTGTAAATTTAGGTACTGACACTACAGGCCCATCTTGGGGTTACAGAACTAAAGGTTTCCATATGGATAGTGGTGCTACGGTTGTAACTATGGTTGTAAATTCTGCAACAACACAAGCGTTTGAAGTAGGTACAGGTAATTTTAGAAGTGAGCCTCAGGATACTGATAACCCTTATTACAGATTAAATACTCGTAAATTCACAGTATTAGCTTATGGTGGATTTGACGGATGGGATATTTACAGAGAATATAGAACAAACGGAGACGCGTTCGCTCTTGGTCAATCAGGATTTAAAAAAGGAGCGGCACCTTCAGTTACTTATCCAACGTCTACAGGATGGGGAGCGTTCAAACAAATTTCAGGACCTAACCAAGAGACTTGGGCAAATACTGATTACTACGCTTATAAATGGGGACAATCAAGTTTTGCTAATCCAGAGTCAGTTAATATTAATGTATTTGCAACACCGGGTATTGATTATTACTACAACTCAAATTTAGTTGAAGATGCTATTGATATGGTTGAAACAGATAGAGCGGATTCAATTTATATCTGTACAACACCTGACTTTAATTTACTTTTACCGTCTTACAATGATATTGAAGAAGGTTTGGTATATCCACAAGAAATTGTCGATAGGCTAGAAGATACAGGAATTGATTCAAACTACACCGCCACTTACTATCCATGGGTATTAACAAGAGATACTGTAAACAATACACAAATCTATATACCACCAACTGCGGAAGTAACTAAAAACTTAGCGTTAACCGACAATATTGCGTTTCCTTGGTTCGCATCTGCAGGTTATACAAGAGGTTTGGTAAGTGCAATTAGAGCACGTAAAAAATTAACTCAAGAAGATAGAGATACTTTATATAAAGGTAGAGTAAACCCAATTGCTACTTTTTCTGATGTAGGTACTGTAATATGGGGTAATAAAACTTTACAAGTTAAAGAATCGGCACTTGATAGAATCAACGTAAGAAGATTACTTCTACAAGCAAGAAAATTAATTTCAGCAGTGGCAGTAAGATTACTATTCGAACAAAATGATGATAAAGTAAGACAAGACTTCTTAGATTCAGTTAACCCAATCTTGGATTCAATTAGAAGAGATAGAGGTTTAATTGACTTTAGAGTTACAGTTTCTAACACACCTGAAGATTTGGATTCAAATACCTTAACAGGTAAAATTTACTTGAAACCGACAAGAGCGTTAGAGTTCATTGACATTGAGTTTGTAATTACTCCGACAGGGGCTTCTTTTGATGACGTATAATTAAAATACAAAAAATAAAACAATGGGGAGTAGAAATATTCCCCATTTGTATATTTATAAGAAAAAAGTTATGAAAATCGAAAAAAAACTTATTAAAGAAAGTATAGGATCAAATAAAATTGAACCTAAAACATATTCAGGTAAAAAACAAAATATCGTATTAACTGAAAGCCAATTAGAAAAGTTATTATTTGCAATCAATAAAAAATGAAGTATACAAAATACATATACGATTACGTAAATAAAAAAAGATTAGTCGAAGGTATTACTGAAGAAGGGAGACCCGATTTAAAATACTATGCTTTTGATTGGGATGATAATATTGTTTTTATGCCAACAAAAATTATTTTAATGAGTGAAAACGAAGAAGAAGTTCCGATGTCAACAGAGGAGTTTGCTGAACACAGACATGAGATTGGGGTACAACCTTTTAGTTTTAAAGGGACAACAATTGTTGGTTATGCACCAAACCCATTTAGAAATTTTAGAACAGAAGGTGATAAAAATTTTATTATTGACTCAATGATGGCAAGTCCCGGTCCTTCATGGAATGATTTTGTGGAATGTATTAATGGTGGGTCAATTTTTGCTATTATTACAGCTAGAGGACACAATCCTGAAACTTTAAAAGAATCTTGTTTAAATTATATATTATCAAATCATAATGGTATTAATTCAAAAACTTTGGTTGAAAATTTAAAAAAATATAGAAATCTAAATACTCAAGACATTTATGAAAATGTAAGAGAATTAGAATATCAAGATAAAGATTTAATAAACGAATATTTAGATCTATGTAAGTTCCACCCCGTATCTTTTGGTGAAGGGAGTGCTGCGAACCCTGAAGAAGGTAAAATTAAAGCGATGAGAGAATTTATATCTTATTGTAGAGAAATGGCTTCGGAGGTTTCAAGAATGACAGGAGACTCGTCTAAGGCCATATTTAAAAATGATATTGCAAATGATGAGGTGATTCCTTTTATTGGTTTTTCAGATGATGATGCAAAAAATATTGAAGCAATGAAAGGATTTTTAGAAAAAGAATATCCAGAAGAAAAACCAGTAAGAGTGTATTTAACTAAAGGAGGAGAAAAAGAAGAGATATAAGTTATTATATATAATATATATTTTAAAAATATCTGAAAGTAAATAGAAAAAAAAATTATAACAAGATATTTATAATAAAAATAAAAACAAAAAAAACAAAATAACATGGCTGATTTATTAATGAAAATGCCCTTTCAGTATGAACCTAAAAAGTCAAATAGGTTTATATTGAGTTTCCCTTCATCTTTGGGGATCAATTCTTGGTATGTTGAAAAAGCATCAAGACCTAGTATTAAAATTGATACAAAGGAAATAAAATTCTTAAACACTCAAACTTATGTTGCTGGATTTTTTAATTGGGAATCAATTTCTGTTTCATTAAGAGACCCTATCGGACCTTCGGCAGCACAAGCAGTTATGGAGTGGGTTCGTTTACACGCAGAATCAGTAACGGGACGTATGGGTTACGCTGCTGGGTATAAAAAAGACGTTGACCTTGAAATGTTAGACCCAACAGGAGTTGTTGTTGAAAAATGGATTTTACAAGGATGTAGTTTAACTGACGCTAAATTTAATGAGGTTAATTACACCAACTCAGATATTATGAAAGTTGATATGACATTACAACCTGACAGATGTATATTAGTTTACTAATTAAAAACTAAATAAAAAATTTTAAGAACCTCACTAACAAAGTGGGGTTTTTTGTTTACAAAAAATAAAGTAAAGTTATTTTTTAAATAAAAATAATTATGGATAACGCAATTGAATACGGACAACAACAATTTAATTTACCTCATGATGTGGTGAAATTACCATCAAAAGGTATTTTTTATACCCCTAAAAAAGAATCATTAAAGGTTGGTTATTTAACCGCCGCTGACGAAAACATTTTAATGTCACAAAATAATAACAAAGAAGGTTTGATTAAAACTTTATTAAGAAATAAAATTTATGAACCAGGGTTTGATATTAACCAAATGATTAATGTTGATATACAAGCCATACTTATCTTTTTAAGAAACACTGCTTTTGGTCCTGAATATAATTTTATTGTAAAAGACCCAAAAACATCCATAGAATTTGAAACCACTGTATTAATAGATGAGTTGAATTACATTGAATCTAAAGTTAAACCAGATGAAGACGGTCTTTATACTTTATTATTACCAAAAACACAAAAAACAGTTAGATTAAAACTTTTAAATATAGGAGAAGAAACGGAAATTGAAAGTTTATCAGATAAATACCCAAAAGGTATGGTTGCACCTATTGTTACAAAAAGATTAGAAAAACAAATAGTTGAACTTGAGGGTAATAGAGATAAAGGTGTAATAGCCACATTTGTAAATCAAATGCCAATAATGGATTCAAAAGAAATTAAAAATTTTCTATTATTGTGCGAACCAAAAATTGATTTAAATAAAAAAATTATAGCCCCGTCTGGAGAAGAAGTCACTGTAATGGTGAACTTTGGGGTTGAATTTTTTCGGCCTTTCTTCTAATCATAAAAAAAATTTAATGGATGAGTTCTATTACTTGGTAAAATACGCTCACTTTTCATACAATGACTTATTAAATGTACCAACATACGAAAGAAAATACTACGTCGATAAGTTATTAGCAGAATATGAAAAAAAATAATAATAATAACCTATTTATTAAATAAAAGAAAATATGTGGTTATTTTTTCAAGACGCTACTGATGAATTCGGAACAGGAGGAATTGATATTCAAGCCGATCCAAAAAATGGTATTCTCAAGTCCTTAATCAACGCAATGGAAAACGGTATAAAACCAAACGAAACGTTTAGGGTTTTAAGTCAAATGGAAGATAAGGTTAAAGACTTACAAAAAACAATGGGTAGTGGTCTTGTTTTAGGTGGTGAGGCGTTTAGAGAAAAAGTCGAACAAATATACTTTGAAACCACAGAATTAGGAATACAATTTAAAGACGTAACCGATGTAATGGGGGGTATGTCTAAAAGTGTCGGTCGTATCATAGATCCCTCAAAAGATGTCGTCCAACAAATGGCAATACTTGGTAAAAATGTTGGAATAGCCTCTGAAGCAATGGGACAAATGGTTGGTGAATTTATGAAACTAACATTTTCTCAAGAAAAGAGTGTAGAACTAATTAATAAAATAACAGATTCAGCAAGAAGAAGTGGTGTAAATGTTAAAGCAACATTAGAGGGAGTCCAAAAAAATCTATCAAAAGTAGACGCTTACGGTTTCAAAAATGGTATTGAAGGTTTAACCAAAATGCAAATTCAGGCCCAACAACTAAGAACCTCAGTTGAGGAAATTAATGCTGCACAATTAGGTCAAACTTTTTGGGATCCTGAAAAGGCAATTGAAGCGGCAGCAGGTATGTCCATGTTAGGTGGTTCTATGTCAAATCTTATGAACCCCTTTCAATTAATGAACATGGGAGCAAACAATGTTGAAAAACTTCAAGAAAGTTTAATAGATTTATCTGCATCCGCATTTAAAGTAAATGATGCGACGGGTGAAGTAGAAACAAATTTTGTTGCACAACAAAGATTGAAACAACAATTAGAATCTTTAGGAAGGGGTGGTGAGTATGAAAAATACATTAATTTAGGTAGGGAGGCATCAAAACAAGCAAAAATAATTGCAGACATTAATAAAAGTGGTTTAGGTACGTTATTTGAAGGTGAGGGTAAAACGTTCACGGAAGAAGATAAAAGATTAATAGCATCTCTAAGTGAGGTAAAAGATGGTAAGATAAGTTTAAAAATACCTGGATTTGATCAAGTTGATAATCTACAAGAAGCACTATCAGGAAATCCTGAAAGAATAAAAGAAGCCTTAGAAAAATATCAAAAAGAGGCCGCAATGTCAGAAAAAGATATTGCTATGAAAAGTTTGTCAACTGTAGACAACATTAAAAATGATACAACAGTTATATCTCAAACTCTTTTAAGAACTCTTTCTGAAACAGAAAGAACTGCAGTTTTACAGACTGTTGGTGGTGTTGCGCAAGAAGGAACTGACAAATTTAAAACTGTCACACAAACAGCAGCTACTGGTGTTAAATCAACAGTATTAGACCCTAATTTTTGGAGAGATATTTTTACATCAAATCCACCAACACCCGCAGAAGAAGATAAATTTTTTGGTGATGGTACTAAAAGATTAAGTACAGGTAAAGGTGAAATGTTTAGTTTTATTAAAGAAGATCAAGCATTATTTGCTCCCGATTTAGATGAAAAACTAGGCGTTCTTAAATCAGCATATCTAAAATTAACAAAGATACGACCAAATTTAGAAACCGATGTGACTTTAACTCCTCAAGAATTCCAACAACCTGAAGTTAATTTCAAACAACCTGAAATAAAAACTCTTGATTTTTCTAAAATTATGGATTCTCTTGGGTTGTCTACTGCGCAGATTGAATCTATGTCTAATAAAGAGACTGTCCAAAAAATAGAAGGTTCGGGATCTGTTAATATCAATGTTAATATTTCAAGTAGTGGCGATTTAGCTAGTTCATTGATTTCAGATAGAAGATTTAAAGACGATTTAGAAACAGAAATATTAAACACATTAAAAAACAAAGACTTATTAATGGTTAAAAAACCATGATAAAATCTATTTATACTAAAAGTAATAAATGGAAAGCCCATTATCATTCAATTCGTCAGAAAACTTTAGAAAGAAATTACTTCTTAGAAACCTTAGACCATATGGTGTTGAGGGTTCTTATCAAGGAAATGACTCTAAAAAAAACACAGAAGTTTCAATTATTGATTATTCAGTAATTGATTCACCACCTATTGAGGTTGAGGCTAACATACAAGAACCAAAATTAATAGGGTTAAATAAATATACACCATTAGATTCTGATTTTGGTAATATAGTTAATATAAATAAAAATTTAGGAACACAAACTAATTTTGGTAATTATACATTTACCCAGAGTTTTGGGTCTCAATTAGAAATTTTTGGTAAAAGAACAGAAAAAGAACAATTAGTAAAAAATCAGTATTCTAAAGATGTCGGTGAAAATCAAAACACAGTAAACCCAAATTTAAATAAACAAACAAAAGCTAACGAAGGTAACTACGGATATCAAGATAGTGTTAATAGCGACTTAGAAAAAAAAGGAAATGAACTTGAAAAGTTTTTAAGGGTTTTAAACAAATACGGACCAACTAAGATGGCTAATGGTTTTGGAGATACGGTAACATTTGACTTAGAATCTATTGGCACAAGAGTAGGTGAATATACATACGTATCGAATGGACCTGAAATTTCGGCAGAACAATCTAGAACTAATGCTTACACTTCAAATTTCTTTGGACCAAGTGGTGGTTTTGGGTTCGAAGTTGAGCCAAATGTAAACAAACAAACAAAACCTAACTCTGGACCTTTCTTATACCCAACTTCAGAACCAAATAGAACAACAGAAAGATCTCAAAAAATGGCGTATCTTTCAAATGTTTATGGACCTGAGGATATACCAAACGGATATGGGGTTTTTATTGACCCAAATTTGAATTTCCAAACAAGATCAAATCAAGGAGAATTTGATTATGAGTCATCTTCACCAAATTTAACAACATTACAGTCACAAACATTTTTTTATGGAAAAAATAAATATAATAGTGGTGAAGGAACATTTGATGCTTTAACTGTTGAAGATTATTCTTTTGAAAATTTAAATGACCCTTACTATAATAGTGACACAACATTTATTTTTATTCCATCTGATTATAGCCCAATAAATATTTTATCACAAGATGATTTAAATAATGTTAGAGGGTCTGAAGGTTCATTGAGTCAAGATTCTGATTTGGCAAAATTAGGGGCAAAACAATTACAAAAAGAATTTAAGGCAAGAGTTGCTTTTGAATTATTACAACAAACTTTGGGTAAAACATTAGGGACAACTACCACTGTAAATCAAAATAGTGGTGCAATATCGGCCGAATTGAAACCTGACCCATTTGATGCGTTGGGTGTTATTACTAATAATATACCATTGATACAAAGGGATTTTAAAATAACATCTGTTGGTGGTATTATTGGTGAAGCACTTAGCTTCACATCTAGATTAGCAGGACTTTATTCCCCATATTCTTTGATACCAGGTGAATATTTTGATTACCCACAAAAAAATATTTTGTCTCAAGCGTTAACAAACCCAATAGGAGGGTTAGCGTCACTTGCAACTAATTTAGCAACGAAAATATTAACACCAAATATAGATACAGGATCTGAAACATTATTGGCAAATACATCAAACGCAACAAAAAGTTTATTGTTCGATATGTTATATTATAATGAATATAGACCACAGTACAAACTTAGTTCCGTTCTCAGTCCAAACTTAACGGCACCTGGTGGTAATTTTTATATTGGTAAAGGTAAAAACTACATGAGGGATTTAGTGAGTCCGAAAACGGATTTACCAAGAGATAACAAAGGTAACCCTGTTGTTGGCCCTGTTTATAGTTATGGTAGAATAGGAAAAGACTATGAAGGTAATTCAGTAAACCAAAAATTATTTGGATTAAACGCGAGAGCTTTTTATGACAAAGTAGGGATACAAGGTGGTTTTACATGGACAGCTAAAAAGAATTATATTGATCCAGGAAGATTAGTTGGACCTAAAAATGAAAAGACAGGTAAGTTACAAAACTTTTCAATTGATAGTGTTTTTGGTGCTGGATTTCAAGCAACATATAATCAAACAAAATCTTCAGATACAAAACTCACACCGGGATCGATTTTAGACGTAACACAAAGATTGGTTGAGGCGGGTAGCGTTGGTTCAGCAAGTAAACTTGAACATGTTGGAAATGCAATTAATCAAGTATCTAAAGTATTTTTTGATGGATATCAAGAAGTTACTAAAGGATCAAGAGCAAGAAGATTTTTAACACCTACATCATTAGGACAAAGTGGAAAGCAAGTTAAAGATGTAGTTGGTTATGAATATTGTAGATTATTCACTAAAGATAGACCTTACTATTCGTTTAATGAATTACAAAAAACTGACAGAAATATAAGAAAATATAACAGTTCAGTTTTAGATAATACATATAATTTAAATATCGCCCCGATGGGTGGAGTTGACTCAACAAACATACAATTTATTGATGGTAAATTGAGGGCAAAAAAATATATGTTTTCTTTAGAAAATTTAGCATGGAAAACATCAAGTAGAGTTGGTTATAGAGTCGAGGATTTACCTGCATGCGAAATAGGACCTAATGGTGGAAGGATAATGTGGTTTCCTCCTTATGATCTTACGTTTGATGACTCGTCTACTGCGAATTGGACAGATACCGCGTTTCTTGGTAGAACAGAGCCTGTTTATACCTACACAAAAACATCAAGAAAAGGTAATATTAGTTTTAAAATTGTAGTGGATCACCCGTCCGTTTTAAATGTTTTAGTTAATAAAGAATTAGAAAAAACTGAAGAGTCTTTGGCAACAAAAGTAATTGACTCTTTATTTGCTGGATGTTTAAAATATGATTTAGTAGATCTACTAAAAAAATACCCCATGTTCAGTTATTCTGACATATATGAAGTTGTTGAAACTTTAAGAACAGTAGAACAAGTTAGAGAGTTCACTAAGTACACATCACCAACACAAACAAATGGAGAAAATAATACAAAAGAAAACGCTCAATTAGAGAGTAATGAAGAAAGTACAGGAAGTGAAACTAAAGAAATTATTGACGAGTTAAACAGTAAAGAAAAGGATAATAAGTTTGAAGAACTTATATTACTTTTCCCACAAGCAATACCTGATGGTGACACGTCAGAAAGTGATAGTATTTATGAAACTTACTTTAATGATTTAATAGGTAGAAGTGACGAATATATTAAAAGTGTAACCTATGGGGGTGTTTCTGATGGGTATTATATCGAATATTCTAAAAAAACAAATCAAAAAACCACTTTACCGGATAACCCACCGATTAAAGAATTGGCAGATAAATGGATTATCGCTAAACCATCAGTAACCCAAACAATATTAGATGAACTAAATCAAGAATATCAAGACTTTAAAGAATTTTTAGAAAAAGTTTTAAAAGTATTAAAAAGTGGTGCTGAAGTTAATTTTTCACTTATTGCTTCCGCAAATGCGAATGGTGGAGAAGAGTATAATCAAAAACTATCTGAAAGAAGAATTGATTCAGTATATAAAGAAATTTTACAATTTGGTGATGGAGAAAAAACTTTATCTGATTTTATTGATAATAAATTAAAAATCAAAAAAAAATCAGAGGGAAAAAAATCTAAATTAAAAACTGATAAATACTCATCTATTGATTGTTCTAAAGGATTCAAAAGCTCAAGTACGGATGGTAAAGGTTCTATGCAAGCGATGCTATGTAGAAGAGTTAGTGTTAGTGAAATTAAAATAAAACCTAACGAAGAAAAACCAAAAACACAAACAGAAGAAGAAAAAAGAAAGAACAACGAAGGACAATTACCACAAACAAATGCTGCTGAAAACAATAATACTAATAACACACAAGCACAAGCAACAACAGTAAAAGAAATTTCACAAACAACTGTAAAAGATAAGACAAATAAATTAAGAGGAGATTTAACAAAAAGACTACTGAGAAAACTTTTAACTGAGTGTAATTACTTTGAAATGGTAAAAGAAACTAATCCGATGATTTATGATGGAATTAAAAGTAAAATTAAAAACTTCCAACCGGCATTTCACTCAATAACTCCTGAAGGATTAAATGCTAGATTAACGTTTTTAAATCAATGCGTAAGACCTGGAGATACAATCCCAACTGCGGTAGAAACAGGAGGAGAAACACAATTCCAATATAACGATGTATTTAATAGTGCTTTTGGTACACCACCGATTTTAGTATTGAGAGTTGGGGACTTTTATCATACAAAAATAATTCCAATGTCGTTAACGTTTAAATATGAAGATGCTAAGTTTGATATAAACCCTGAAGGTATTGGGTTACAGCCTATGATTGCAACGGTAAGTCTTTCATTTGATTTTATCGGTGGACAAGGAATTAATAATCCGGTATCTGAATTACAAAACGCATTATCGTTTAATTATTACGCAAATACCGAAATGTATGATGATAGAGCAACAATAACTGAAGATGTATTATCTGAATTTGATTCTGAAGTTTTAGATATTATTAAAAATGAAGTTGGTTTGATTGATGCGACCGATAAACCACAAGGTAGTGGTGCGGGTAATACTATAGGTAATGTAAAAACAAATAATCTAGACATACAGACAAGTGCAATTACCGGAACAATTGAATATAAAACTAAAATGAACGAGTTCGTTCAAACGACTGGCTCATATTTTAATTCACTATTTTTCAATTTAAACATATTAAAAGACTATTTGAATTTAGGTGGATTGTTACTATATACTAAATCTAGAAAATATAAAGAAGGTTATTTTGATTATTTAAGTGGAACGTCAAATAGTTTAATTACTAATATTTTAGGAAAACCGGAAAACTATCAAGATAGGGTTGACGATTTAGTAAGAAGAGCAAAAAAAGATGTAAACGAGCTATTAACACCACCATTGGCTCAAGTTTTAGAAAAGAATTTTACGAACGATCAAATACGAAAAGTAAAAAGAAAATTAAAGTCCATGATTGATGATAAAAAACAACCATACATTGATTTTTTAGAAAGTGCTCAAACAAATATAATTACAGAAGAATTAAAATTTATTAATATTTCAGACCAAGTAAATTACGTAATCAATAAAAGAGACGGTTATGTAACAAAAAAGGGTTCAGTAATAATTTATGATTTGTCTGGTAAAACTGAAGGGGTTGAAGCATCTAGTGATTCACCGAACACATATGAAGAACTGAAAAAAGATTTTATCAAAATTGGTACAGATTTAAATGACTTTATGAAAAAATTAGATGAGTTTGGGATCGTTCCAACAGGAGAAACTTTTACATATAAAGACGATTTCACAACTCAACTATATTTGAAAGAAGATTTACAAGAACAGGTGCCACCAGCGACAAACGTATTTTTTATGTTATTTGGTACACAAATAATAGAAAACCCAGACACTTTTGTTAATGAATTAGCAAAGGCCGCGGTTAATAACAATGTTTCAAATTTTCACTATACCGCTTGGAAAGACTTTATATATAATAATTTAGGATTTACAAAAAATAATGACACGTATGTGGAAAAAACAAATGGAGGTTTAGTTAAAGATTTTAAGAGATCTAAAGATAGGTTAAAAAATAAATTTGATGATTTTAAAAATGATTTCTTGAATGATTTACTTCCTAACGACATATATAAACCATTCACCGACAAAAAAGAAAGAGTTTTAGATTACTCTAAACAACTAACATCTAATGATACTGATGTAAAAAATCTAAAAAATGTTTGGTCAACCGTTGATTCAAATGACGATAAATATAATTTGAAGAAAAAAATGAATTGATATTATGGATTTTTATAGAAGATATGAAAAATTTTTAATTAATGGTACACAGACTGTAGTACCATATGTTAATATTGGGTCAAGGCCGTCTGATCAAAAATATGTCTACAGAGCAGGTCAAAGTAGGTTAGATAAAATTAGTTATGAAAAATACGGTAGCCCCTATTTTGGTTGGTTAATACAATTAGCAAACCCAATTTACGGTGGTTTAGAATCTAATATACCTGATGGAACCATAATTATTATACCTTTTCCACTTATAGGTGCGTTACAAGACTACAAAAATGCAATAGATACACATATTTTTTATTATGGCAGATAGTTTAAACCAAAAATCTATATATGTAGAAACCGATTATGATAATATCATATTGATCGACCCCAATAAAATTGTTGTTGACAACAAAGTTAAAGATAGGTTGGTTGATCATGAAGAATTAGTTTTTTATGCAAATTTAGAAACAAAAGTAATTCCTAGAACTAAACTAGCTATCGGAGAGTCCTTTGACAGTCCGGTAATCAACTCAAGTATTGCGAGTTTGGTCGGCAAATCAGATGGAACAAGTATAAATTTTCTACAACCAATAGGAAAAAAAAAATATTTTGACACGTCTTGGTCAGATCAATTAACAGGAAGTGGCGCCAGAGAAGGTAAGGGTTTCAATCAAATAAGAGAATCTAAACAAAATAAAGACGGTAAAAGTGTTTTTGTAAGAGACGTTTCAAATTATAACGACACACAAACATTGGGGATTAAAGACATAACCATAGACATATCAGGAATAAATTCAACACAGGTTAAAATAAATCTAGTGGATGTTCAAGGTAGGACATTATTTGAACAAGGAGAAAAATCGATATATTCTGTTTTTTTTAATTTACCGTACCCACTATTTTATTTAACACTTAAAGGTTATTATGGTAAGGCAATTAAATACGCATTAAATCTTACTAAATTTAATGCTAGTTTTGATCAAAGAACGGGTAATTATGATATATCTTTAACGTTGATTGGTAGAAATACTGGACTGTTAACAGATACTCTTTTGACTTATGCTAAGACGGCACCAAAAATGACACCTACAACATTACAACAACAATCAACCGTTAGTAATGCGCCGGGACAACAATTTAGTAATTTAGAAATATTAGATTCTTCTATTGGTGAACAAACAATGTATGAAGTTTACAAAATTTATAAATCTAAAGGTTTAATAGATAAAGATTTTCCAGAAATATCAATAGATGAGTTTATCGATAGTGCCGATACGTTTGTGACAAAAATGCAAGATGGTATTAAACAAGGTGATTTTGCTGTCCTAAGTGACGTATCAAAATTTAGAGGAGTATTAACTGATATAAAAAACAAAGTATTTACATTATCTAAAAATAAATTTTTAGATTTAAATAACTACATTTTTTACAAAGGTCAGATACATTATACTTTCAAAAACACGGTCGATTATACGAAAAGAAAGGAATTAATTTCAGGTATCGAAACAGAAATTAATGATGCCAATAAAAATTTAAAGGCCAACAAATCCTTTGGCGACAATGCGGAATACGTTGTTGCTGGAAACACATATAGAGAAGGTATAGTAGTAACACTAGACCCAAAAGACGTTATAGAACAAATAGCTATAAGCTCATTTACGGATCTTGATTTGGAAAACACTTTAACAAAAAGATTAGGTAGAACACCAACACCTGACGAGGTTTCCAAATTTAAGATTCAAACATTACAAGATATAGAAATTTTCAGTAAAAAAATAGACGACAATACTGGAGATTTAGTAGATGACACACCAACGTTTTTTAGGTTTGGTGAAGTGGATTTTGGTACAAATACTTATCTCGCCAATAGTTTTTTAGACGATATTAACAACGGTTTAAATAAGATAAAAACAAGAGAAGAAAAAATTGAGCAACAATTTACAGATTTACTCGCTAAAAAAATAACATCAGAAGACGGTGGTTTAGGGTTTAGTCCGACAATAAGAAATATTTTTGCAATATTATTGGCTGGTGTGGATACATTTTATCGTTTGATGGATAAAACACATAAATTAGCTTGGGATCAAAGAACAAACCCAAAAAGATTACTATCGATAATACCTGCTGATAAAAATTTTGGAATAGATTCTAAAAACGTAATTAATGGTACTGGTCAGTTAAACGATAAAAATGTTGTTTATCCGTGGCCAACATACTTTACTAAGGAAAGAGACCCTAAAGACAAGAGCGGTAGAGAAAAATATATACTAAATTATGTTGCCGATCCTAAATATGTGGATCTAACTAATGGGTATGATTATACGACATGGCCGGAAGTTGCATTTTTAGAAGATTATATAAATGCTCAAACAAGAAGATCTCAAACTAATAAAAGAAAAAAATATAATAACAATAAAAATGCATCACCATTTGGGTCTTGTAATACTTTAGATTTTCCATTTGAGGTTTTACCATATGAAAATGTTTCTGAAGTTTCTTTTTTTTATGAAATTTATGAAAGACTTTATAGTTTAGTTAATTATACAAACTTATACAGAGGAAATTATAAAACAAATCAGGTTGATAAGTTTTTATCAGATTTAGAGGCTAAAAATATTATTTTTGGTTCAGAGGATAGTTTATTACTTAAAGAAAAACTTAAAAATTTTAAATTTAATTTACAACAATTTGAATCATTTTTAGAAAATACTGATAAAAACACTTGGGAGGTTAGTAAAAGGGATTTGTTTGTGACTGATTATGTTGAAAACTCAATAAAAAAAGATTATGGAATTTACGCTCTTTCAGAAATAGATGGTAGGTCAATATCTTTGGAAAATTCAAGTCCATTAATTAAAGAATTTGATAAATACTTAAAGAGTACTGAACACAATGTCTATAATTTTTTAGACACAGAACCTGTTTCATTAAATAATGACTACACCGACATTGGAAAAAGTTTAATATTTTTAGACGATAAAAAAACACTTGCTAGATTAAACGAATCAGATACGGTTAAGAACATATCAATGATTAGTTGGTATGATAATAAAAGATTCGCAAATCAAAATTTAAAAATTTTAACAAGAGATAATACTGATAAAATCATAGACTTAACTAGTTTACAACAATATTATGACGTTGACGTACCTACAGAGGTGATCGGGAATACTGTAATTACTCAATACCCAAGTACTAAATGGAATGTTACCGAACAATATTTAGGATATGAACCAACTACATATTCAGGTTTGGTTAGTACGATTCAGTCTACTAGTTTGTTAAACACACCATATTTTATAAATTCAATTTTAAATGGGGTTGAAAAAGAAAAAAATAAAGAGTCAAACCCATATGTGCCTACCGGATTTCTTTTTCTCTATTCTTTACCTGTCGAGGACATATCCAATCCAGCATTATATGATATTGACAAAGAAGAGACTTTAGGAAATTTTTATGGACAAGTAAGAAAATTCTCAGCAATACACCAAGTACCTTATTCATTTATATTAAAAATGGGTGCTTTTTGGCATAGATATAAAACCTATCATACAACAGGTGTCGATATATTAGATGAATGTTGGAAAGACTTTGACTACAAAAAATATTATGATCCAATAAATAATGACTTAACTAAAGTTTATAAAATAAAAACTTATGATGGGAACGATGAGGACTTTACAGCATATAGAAATATAGTAGAAGTTATTAACATACCTAACGAAGAGGATGAAGAAGAATCAGGAACTAGTGGTACTAGCGGTTCTTCAGGTACTAGCGGTTCTTCAGGTACTAGCGGTTCTTCAGGTACTAGCGGTTCTTCAGGTACTAGCGGTTCTTCAGGTACTAGCGGTTCTTCAGGTACTAGCGGTTCTTCAGGAACTAGCGGTT